ACTCTTTACAGGCGCTATACTAATTTTGCGACTGAGCTAATCAAAATACCCATGACTAACCCCGTCCATTTTGGATCAGGTTCTAGTGCCAAAATCTTACCCATGGGTGACTTATTACACAGGCTATTTGTTGTTATTGATTTGCCGGCCATCACGGCCACTTTTCTAAATGAAAAAACAGTTGACTTGGCCCTAGTTTTGGACGGCGCGCATTTATCCGATTGTACATTTTTAAATGAGGCCAGATCGCATGCTACGGACGGAACTAGTGTTGAGACCGGCACCATCATCGATTTAGTCGAGTCTGCTCTCCAATTGTATAACCAAGAAGAAACGATTAGATTGGCCGTCTTAGCTGATTTGGACACATACACCTATCCCATTTCGGAGCCCTATGATTTCATCCAATTCAAAATGGACCTGGCCGGGATGTGGCTGAGAAAAAATAAGGATCGCTATTTGGCCTATGCCTACGTCAAGCACTCTTATGAAAAATCATTTCGAGGTCCGTGCCCTTTGATTGATGAAAAATACGGAGGCGATACTCTCTTGCATGCTTTCATTTTCAATGATCTAATTTCTCATCCGGAAATTCTCCTAATGTTCTATTACAAATATATTGATTTGGATAAGTATGGCGATTGGGAATCAAAGTGTCCCATAGATATCTTTGAAGACGAAACGATTCATCGTTCCGAACACCTTGGTACCCATTTGCTTTATTACCGGAATCTGAATTCTTCATATGGTAAACAGCCTTTTTGCCTGAAACCCGATTTGATAAATTTGGATACTCATTCTTTCTTACTGGAAGCACAATCCACCTTTTGTGATCCTTGTTCATTGAAATTGATCTTTCATGATTTCGGCCCAAGCTATCATTATGTTTTGAATTCGTATGAAATGATTATCAATCTGCTCCAGAATCTGACTTGCCCTTGTCCTATTGTTTGGGAGGGCAGACATCTCGATCCCTTTTATAAATCACAATTTATTTCCAAAATCAATAACCTTAGCCCCAACATCATTATCAATCCTTATGTCCAATTTGTTAATATCAAATTAAATCAAATGTTTAATGAGATTGAGGACCAATTTCATAGGATTGGTCCAGAAAATATTTGTGGACTCAACCACTTAATCGTTTCCTTCCTGGAACAATTATCTACCTTGCATTTGAATAATGATTTCCCTCTGGATTGTTTGGAACTGAATTACGCCAACAAATTAATCGATTCGATTAACTTCCAACTCGCAAATTTAGGCCGAAGAATATGTCCAATCTCACATATCGGTTTCGTCTCTAATACCAAATCTATCCCAACCCTAAATGATATCTTTGAATCGGTTTATGTGATGATCGACGAATTTCCTATGGAAATTACGACATTCCATCTGGCCAAAAGTGCTGTCAAATCGCTGTACCAGAGCATTTGGGATTATTTTATGGGAGTTTATTATTCGACTATCCATCAGACCAGATTAGCAGAGCCCAATTATCATTCAGCTCAAAATTGGGCAAGAAATTTTGTGATGGGGTTAAGCGGGTTACCACAATTCAAATTATATTTTGTTTGCGAAATGATCATCACTAAACAACTAGATAATTTTTACCAAGAGGTATTCCACACGAAGATTGGAAGAATCGCTACTGAACTATCCGAATTAATTAATCATGCGGTGTCAACAACCAGAATAAATATTTTCACGAGGAGTACCAAATGCGAGTACCCCAATCAACTAAATTACTCTAGTATTAGATACCAACTTTGTTGCGGGGATACGATCGAATATCAAAAAGTTGATACATACGAACTAAAATTGGTTAAGTTGTTAAAACTTACTGAAGGGCCCCCGATGATGTTCCAATGGCTGGAACCACTTCTGACATATTTTCTGTACCATCCTAATTCATCAAACGAATTCAAAAGGGCACTATGTACATATCAATCCCATTTAGAAAATTTGCCCCATGAATTTCACACTATCATTGCCAAAGAACTTGGATGTTACCTGCAATCCAAATTCAAATCCAAGTATATTGTTTACCATGAGGATAATATTTTGGACCATATCATCCATCTTAAAAATAATTTTTTATCGGAGTATCTTATTTATGCGAAGTACTCCGATTGCCTCCAAGTTATTTCGCAATCCAACATGTCTGATCTGCCCCAGATCCTGGCTGACTTAGGCCCTAATCCCTTCAGCCAATACTTACATCCCGAATTGACGGGGCCCAAACTCTGCCAAAAGTTCGGCACCAATTTCATGGCAATGACCCAGCTCTATTCCTTTTGCCTTGACCACGGCATGGTGACACATGTTTTGAATAAAATCAGTATTTACTTAGATGCTATGACTGATTGCCATACCTTAACTAAATTCATCAAACAATTTCCATGCATAAATTCTGAAGCCATTTACCAAATTACCCGAATGGCTATGTCTTTCGGGATTACTAGTCCCGACTTCGCGGAATACCTGAAACATCTGCCTAAACAATGGCATCTAGACCATTTCTTCCTCGAGTGCTATTCCAGCCCGCATCCTAGGTTCGAATCGCAAATTATTGATGATATTTGCTACTCGGATTGGATTTGGGATCCGCAATTAGTTCCCGAATTAAAATCGCTTTTAGAAATGATTCCCAATTCAGATTATCGGTTCATTTGGGAATTTTTTTCATATGCTAGTTGTTATGAAGTCGATCCCCACTCCATTTGGAATCCATTTTGGGATTGCCAAATCAACGCCAGCTCCTCTCTTGATGTCGTTGTTAGCCTGCTCGATTATATCTGGGATTCTGTGATGGATTTAAACCGAACCTGCTTTGCTGATTTTGAAATTGGGGGCAAGCCCAGTTGTATCATCAATAAGCTAAATTGTTGTGTGCCAACGTGTGAATTTGTCTCCGATTTGAGCAGGGATATTTTTGTCCGATCTGAAATTATTGCCTTCATCAGGGAAATTTGTCACAAATCGGTTGTTCTCATTGATATCAGGCGCAAGCAACTTGTTACACTTCGTCATCAAATCCACAATATACTCTACCGCAATCGCAAAGCCAAATCAGCATGGATTCGAAAGTTAGGCCATTTTATTTTGTCCGAAATTACTTTTTACAATGGGGACCAGACTCTCGACTGCCACCCATCCGATTGGTTAGGAATCTTTCATAGTGTGAGCAGGATGGACGGACAAACTTATGGCTACAATAAGATGATTGGTAATGTTGAAATTTTAACTAGGTTCGATGATTACGCCAAACCATCTTATACTTTGGTCATTCCTTTAATTTTTTATTTCAACAGAAACCCCGTTTTGTCTATTCCATTGACAGCCACCATGAATACTACCTACCAATTGAATGTTACGGTCAGGCCCTTGCACGAACTGGCCTACAAAGAAGAATTTTCTCAATTCATTGATTTGAGTGGGCTGAAGACAAACCCCACCCTCTGCAATATGTACCTCATGGCCGAGTACATTTACCTCGAAACCCAAGAGCGAAAAGCGTTCGTTTCGCAAATGCTGGAATACATCATGGAAGAACTGCAGACTGATATTTCCAACAACTTGACCGATCTAAATCTCCTTCCGGTTTATAAGTTGGGGTCGTCCAAAAGAATCCAAAACATTATGTCGACCCACATCAAGACCCCAACCGAAGTCTTTGACCCTAGGGGCATGACGTATGTTGATCCGACCGAAGTTGACCACATTGAATGCAATCCCGATCTCATTGATCGGCCCGATAGGGAATGGGTTCCTTATTTCGACCGAACCGGCATCAAAAAATTGCTTTGTACTAGGCGCCCCATTCTTGACCTCAACCCCAAAATTCATTTCAAGAGATTTGTCCATCGGTACTACTTTGGCAACCCATCTGAATTCATGGCTGTGGTTATCAAGCCCGTTATCCACACAGATCCAAAATTGCGCTGCGATGAATCTCAGTATTTCCACGGCGAATACCAGTGGTCCAATTATTCTTTGCACTCATTTTATGATTTAAGCAAGATACAACAAGTCAAATGTACATTTTATAAAAAATTGTGGCTCAAATTAAAATCACCCAATGACAAAATTTATGGATTTATTAATTTGGTCAATCATACCCTAGCTTTGCATCAGGATGGTCCTCATGAAGAATTTTTGGAGCCCCTGCAGTGTGTCAAAGCTGCCTATCTGGCTTATACCAACAATGGGAATGCCATCCGCAAATGCCATCATGCTGTTAGGCTGAAGGAGGACCTAATGCAATTGGCCTTATCCTGGGATATTACTAACATAACTGATTTACACAATTTAGTCACAAGCATTTATCACCAAATCCAATTGGACACAGGCATGGTATTGGCTATGCCAAACGAAACGGAATTAATGGAAATTTATCAAATTGATTCTCATGGTTTTGTTCTGGATCAAACCACATTCAGAGTCGGTTTGAAAAACGTGCTGGCCAGACATATGGAAGATCCTATTTCGAAACTTAATAAAATCATGGGGGAAATTTGTGATACATACAATGAAATTCAAATTAACCACTTAATCAGTTTTATCATGCAGTTTGTCAATTTGGAATTGGGCACGTACTCCTTCAAGGGAATCCTAACTTACTTCTTAAGTAGATATGCTGCGCACGAAATGCCCAATGGCTATTTCATTGAAATGGCAAAACTTATTATCGAAAGGGCAGACGGATTGCTTGAAATACCTGTCCGCAATTTATATCTGAAAAATATCATTTGGCAAATCATGTGGGGATCCCCTTTCAAACACATTCCATTTAATATTCTTAATGCCAATTGCTCCGAATTAAATATCCAGGCTAACCAATTTGTTAATAGCATTCCCGTCCCCTTGGCCAATTACCAAGAACTAATGGTGCTTAATCCCGAAGTCAATCCCCTGGTTTATGGCTCTATCAAGTTTAACAACTACTACCGCATTCCCCATAATTCGGATGGCCTCTATTGGTCATCTCTCCAGCCCTACTTATCAATGTTACATACTCCCGAAACTGGCATCAACATTATGTCTTGGGCCGTCGAGCCATTTTGGTCGCAACCCACGGGCGCCGCTAACTTGACCAAAATTGATAACTTCACTGGCTATTATGACCTTCATCCTCTTATTGGCACGTCGTATCCGGCCGTGATGCAAACTTATGTTCTCAGCATGAATTTATTAAGATGCATGTCGGGATTAACTGGGAAGGCCTGGCTTTTCTGCACAGCAAAAAGAGGTTAGTATAAACGGAGGAATATTTCAGTCGCTAGCAACGTCCCGGCGAGCCCAACTATTGTCTTCTCATAATATAAAGTATGACCGGAGCAATTATACAACTAGTAGCATATGGAGTTCAAGACTTATATTTGACCGGTGATCCCGAAATAACTTTTTTCAAAATCGTTTATAGGCGCTACACTAACTTCGCGATTGAGTCCGTCAAGCAAACTTTTTCATCTCAGCCCAACTTTGGGCAGAAGGTAACTTGTACCTTGGGGCGGGTGGGCGATTTGGTGGCCCAGATGTTTTTGTATGTTAGGTTGCCACCTGTTCCCAAGTTCATTAATGAGTTTACCGGCGAAGAGGACCTCGTTAAGAAATTCGCCTGGGTGAGATACATCGGCTACGCCCTTATCAAGGAAATGACCTTCGAAATTGGTGGTAAATTGATAGACAGGCAGTACGGCGAATGGCTCTATATTTGGGAACAACTAACCACCCGCCAAAATAATGCATCTACTAAGTTGGTTGGCAACGTTCCCTATCTTTATGATTTCACCAATGGCAAGGGCCCAGCCGATCTGTTCATACCACTAAAATATTACTTCAACCAAAATAATGGTATCGCCCTACCCCTAATCGCTTTAGCCTCTATTGACGTCAAAATGACTTTCACTTTTAGGCGAGCCGAAGAGTGCTACAGAATTGGCCCCACTTATTCTATCAAGATGGATGGGGATATGGTGCCGTTCAGGCCGGGCGATTATATTGCGCAGACTGTCAGGGGCGAGACGATCCATGGCTATGTTATTCACTTTGACTACCTGACTCGCCAGCTCTATTATATTAAAATTGTTAGCCCTTGCGCCAAAATCAAATCATTTGATTCTATCTGTCCCATTTACAACCCTATTACCTTAGAAGAAAGCACAGCGATGCCAGGTTGTTGTGAAGTTTTCGAGCCAACCCCACTCGAATTGCCTCTCTGCCTAGTTCAATCCTGGCTCTATGTCAATTATATTTTTTTAGATAATGACGAGCGCCTTAAATTTGCCAGAGCCAGTCATGAATATTTGATGCAACAGATCCAATATAACCAGCTGATTGGTATTCAGAGTGCTAATATCCAACAAAGTCTGATGAATATGAGCCACCCATGTAAAGCCCATTATTGGGTCGCCCATTTGGATAGTTTGGTTGGCCCCCGAACCATTAATGATTTATTTAATTTTACTTCGAGTCCGGTCAGGTATCCCGATGGCCAACTCTTCGGAAGGGATTTGGTCCAGAAGGCTAAATTGTTACTCAACGGCCAGGATCGCTTTCATACAAGATCCTGGCACTACTTCAATTTAGAAGAACCCTATAGCTATCATTATAGAGGCCCTGTGCCCGGCATCAATGTTTATAGTTTTTGTCTCAATCCTGAGGATTACCAGCCATCGGGATCAATTAATATGAGTAGATTCGATTACATTATTATGAAAATGAAATTAGATCGAGTGATTAATCCACAGAATTCATGCACAGTGAGGGCATACACACTCAATTATAACATTCTGAGAATATTTTTTAATTTGGGGGGACTTGCATTTGTTTAAGATAATCCTATTTTTAAGATTATTTTAAATTGTGATCCAAATTCAGTCGATGTTTTATTTTCATATTATAATTTTCTCTGCTAATTTTTTATCATATGGTATACCATATTATAAAATAATTACTTAGGGTGTGTATCTTCCAGGAATGTAGATCTTGTTAAGGGCTATTCCTGATGTAGCTGTAGGAGCTCCAGTCATTTTGGAATCATACTTATCGATGATAGCATTGGCGATGACGAGCAAAGTACTCAACATTTCAGATGCTCTTCGGTTGTACAGAGAACTCATACCAACTAAGTCGGCATTTTTTCCGTAGGCTCCGTGCCTAAGTTCTTCTTGCAATTTTGGATCATCTTTTCTGTAGATTTGTCTGAGGTCAATGCGACTATGTGATGCCCTATAAAGATTTTGGGTTTTCATGGCATCTTCTAAAGCTTTGATAACAGCCTCTTCAGTTTCTTTGAGTTTGTTTAATTTTTTCTGGATGGCGTCGTTAGTTCTATCCTTCAATCTTATTTTGTATTTGTCATCAGCGCTTCCCATGCTTTGCATCATGTTTTTGAGTTCATTGTAAAGGGCTTCATAGGACTGGTATCCGTATGGTTCGGCTCCGCTCATCATGTTCCTTCTGGTTTCTTCGATAGCACCGTGTCCTCCAAATTGATAGTTGGCAATTGCCGATCGGGTAAACATACCAGGAGTAAGAGTCATTTGAGCTGGTTGAGTAAACATGATGCTATCCAAAATAGATCTTCCATGCCAGCCAACACCTCCCGGTGCTTCGGATTCGAGTCCGGCCTTCATGTGTGTGATGGCTTCACAAATATTCTTGGCCCGGCGGTATTGTGGAGTATAGTATGGACCACAAATGTTGTAATCATATCTTGGCTTAAGACATCCATCCATCATACCGGTTCTAGGTTGATCAAAAGTGAATTCTTCATTGAGGACTTGGTCATTGGCATTGACCCAGTCCACAAGAATTTGTTGGAAATTAAGATAGTTATGGAAAGCTTTCAAATCTTCCTCACTTCCTTTTCCCATTGCCAAATCTTTTAGTGCAGGATAATTTGATCCTAATTTTTCTTTTAGTTCATCGGTCTTGACTAACCTATTCACCCAATCAGTGACGCATTCAACTACATCTTCATGTAATTTTTTTCCATGTCCTCCGGTCATTGTTGACGATGGGGCTATTTCGCGAAGTGTTTTGAATCCCATACTTTGTAAATATCTAACAGCAGCCATCGGGTGCAATTTGGATATTTTTTCTTTAATTTTTTCTGGAGATTCTTTTTGAATGTCTGGAATCAAATCTCCCATGACATTCATAACCGTCACACATTCCTTATCAGGATTATTAACACATGCCAAAAATGCGGTACAACTATTTGGATTATCGCCAAAGAATCTGCAATCATCTTTTTTGGGATTGGTTCTGTCAATTATTTTTCCGTCTTTTCCTTTCAAAAACCATTCATTGTCTTCGCGTTCCCATTTTCCGATATCTAAATTCTTTAGTTGCGATGCCAAGTCGCCTTCCATTTTTTCCCATTCCTTTGGAATTTCCGATCCCAAATACGACCAGCCTTTTTCCGTCGCTTTAAATCTTCCCACTTCTATTTTTTCCATTTCTTCACTAGTTGGTATTTTGGGTCCTAATGGTACTTTACTCTCTGTTGCCATGATCCTTGACTATACATATAAAAAAGAAAAAATAATCATCGAAAATCCCTGAAAAACTTATATTTTTATACTAAAGGATTTCCTACACAAAATGTTTTATATATTATATATAAATGGTCGAAAATCTAACCCTGGTACAGATTCTACTTATTATATTAGTTGTCATACTGGTACTATATGCCATTAAGTATGTCAGTAGCCCAGAGCCAACAACCGAATCGTTTGATACCCATTCTGGTATTTTCAAACCTATGGGCAAATACACTCTCTATTACTTCTACAGCCCACACTGCCCGGCTTGCCAGCATTTTGGCCCCACTTGGCAACAATTCCAACAGCAATATGGCTCGATTCCTAATTTAGAATTGAGGGCTGTGGACGCCACTCTTCCTGCTAATCAAAATTTAGCGTTTTACTATGGAGTAGATGAATATCCAACCATTATTTTGGTAGGCCCCAGCCAAAATGAAAAGTATACAGGCAGACGAGACTTGCAATCGATTCGAAACTTTGTTGCGGACCGAACACAACGCCCTCAGTCCCAGCAAACCCAGCCACAGCACCAGGCACGAGCCCAACAAAGTCCACAACATCAGCAAGCCCAGCAAAGTCCACAACATCAGCAAACTCCACAACATCAGCAAACTCCGCAACATCATTAAACAGGGATCTTCTTAATATACGCCCTGGCGAAGTGGATGAAGAGGTCGTGATAATAGACTTTGAAGAATTTGGTTCGGAGGGCCCTGGCATTGCGATCGGTGATATTCTTATAAAATTCCAATTGTGTAAATCGAGATTGGGCTAGATCATAATTTTCCTTAGAAAAATAATATGCTCCGAACCAGCTAAATGCGATGGATCCAACTGTATCAGAATCTCCGTGATGCAAAATTGAATAAACAAGTAATTTTTCTAAATTGTCTTCGGCTTCTACTAAGGAATCATAGGCAATAATACAAGCATCATCAGCACAACTTCCCGGATTGGTAATATAGGTCTGACCATGGCCTTTGACCGGATATCTGTGGCTATAGTTGTTGGATAAGTATTCAATGCGGTCGACTGGATTTTCCATAATCGGAATATCTGTTCGAAAGACCAAACCGGCGAATCTAAAATCAATATACTTTTGCCATTGCGCGATAAAAAATCCTTTTTCTTGGGAAAATGATTCGTAGTCACCGGGCCTGGATTCTTTTATGTAAGAGTCCACCTGATCTGATTTTAGCAAATTCATTAATTTATGGGGCCAGTGTGCCAGGGGAACCCTTTCAATGCCATAGGCGGTAAAGAGGGCCGTGCAAATTGACCCCAAAATAGCCGTAGCCGAATTATGAGTAACCCTACTGGCTTCGGTGGCCAAAGCGATTAATCTTTTGCGATTGGACTTGCCTGGATAAAAAATTCCAATGCACCCAGTTCGCATGGCCGATCCTGCCCCGACGGCTCCCGAATTATATTTTATTTCGTCCCACTTAACATTGGGATTTTTCAAAATTCTAATTGAATCGGCTGTTCTTAGTCCTGGGTCCCT